TACTTCATTTGCTAAATTATAACTTTCTTTTTTAACTTCTTGTTTTTCTTTTCTAAAATTAAATTTAAATTTCATATTAATTGTTATTTTTTATAAATAAACATTGTTTATTGTTGATTGTTCTGAGCCATTTATCAAAACTCTTCCTGTTTCGAGTATTTCTTCAGTTGTGTTAGAAACTAATAAATCCTCTACTGTTGCATATTCTGTTAAACTTTCATAAACTTTATACTCAAGTTGTTTTGTGTTACCTTGAATATAAATCTTACCATCTAATAAATCTTCATTTTCTTTTTCTATAAATATAAATTTATTGAATTTGTTTTTATAATCGGAAATATCATCTGCTGTGAATAATTTTACTACTTCATTATTATAACTAAATTCAAATAAATAAAACCTATCAGGATAAGTCGTAAAACTTAAACTACTCTTCTCTCTTAAAGTAAAGATTGAAGTATTATAACTTTGTTTATTAACAAGTATCATATATTTTTGTTATTTAGTTAAAGTATATTTATTCATCAATATGTTTATTAACAAAAAAAGACCCACAATTAAGTGGGTCTTTCCTATTTTCTAACATATGAGTTTAGTTAGTAATAATTAAGCTAATAAAGCTGGTATAATAGATGCTTCAACTTCTGGTGCTGATGCTGGTTCTTCAGCTGTAAATGTAATTGTGTAGTTGTTAGCATCACCTTTAGCAACACCACTTCCACCATCAATACCAGATACAATACTTCCGTCGTCTTTTCCAAATGCCCAGTAAAGTCCATTACTATCTTTTACGATAATAAATAATTCTTTCTGTCCAGCTATCAATTTCTGAATAGCTTCTCTTTTTGTTTTTTCTCTTCTTGATAATACTAATGTAGCCGTTTGAGTAAAGAAAGTTGTTCCATTCGCAAGGTCTATATTCACTGTTTCTTGGTAAGAAGATGTATTTCTATTAAATTCAAATTCGTAAAAAGATGCAGCTGCTGTTGTAATATCAGTTATCTCACCTGCTGTTTCGGTATAAGCCGTTATCAATGCCCAATCAGCGATATAGATGTTAGTAACACCACCACTGTTGTTATCACAACTTTTAGCTATACCACCTGTTAATAAGTCACATAATGCCATAATTTTATATTTTTATTTGTTTATATTTTATTATTTTTAAAATAAAAGTGGGTTAAAATTAGACCCACTTTTAAGTAATTTTTAATATTAAGAGTAATATACTATCTCTGTTCCATGGATAAAATTCACGCCAAATTTGAAGTCGGCTACAAATCTAATCACGGGAGAACCAGTAATATTTCTTTGTGGTAAGATTAATACGTCTTCCATATCAGATATTAAATCTGTAAGTAAAACGAAGTTGTTAGTTTGTCCTGAAACCATTTTGTTTTCACTCATTCCAGATGCAACGATTATTTTAACTCCTAAGAATTGTAATTCTGAGTGGTCTTGCATGTAAAATACTTCTGCTGAACTTGCAGCTAAAGCTTGTCTGTAAAAAGAAGCAGCTGATGTACCCATATAGATAACTAAGTCTTCTTTATTTCTTACTGGAGCTGGTATAGCATTATATACTTTTGAAATTTCAGCTATGATGTTACCTACTGAAAGTGTTGCAGCAGAGATATCAATTACGTCAGCATCAGCAAGTAATTTAGCTTCTAATCCTGTTTCTTGTGTGAAGTTAGCAGTTGCACCAGTCCATACAATTTTTTCTAATTCGTCAGCTACTTCTAAAGAAATTTGATTTAACAAAAATTCTTCTACTGTTGCTGGCATAAGTTCGTTGTTATTAGAACCTGGTTTAAGTAATTCAGATAAGTAATTTCTTTCCCATGTTCTTAAACAATATTCTAAATTTACTTTACCATCGTAAGCATTCACCTCTTTTTGAGATAATGAACCTTCACCTGCTGATGTGAATTCACAATCTGCATCTTGAACGATTGAACCTAAATTCAATTTAGCTATTTTAGCTTTTGATTTTACATCAGGGATTAATCTGAAACTTTCTTTTGAAACACCTGTTAGTAAAGCGTTTGCATAAAATCCTTCTAAATCTTTACCAGAAAATGTTGTGTTGTCTGTGAAAGATAATTTGAAATTTTTCTTTTCCATTTTAGTTTTATTATTTTTTTATTTATATTATACTATAAATTATATTTACTACTCATTCCGTAGATTTTTTGTTAATTTGTTTGATTAGGAACATCACCTTTTCCTCTTTGTGATGGTTGTTGTCCCGTTGGTGCCTTAACCAAGTTCTGTGTTTCTGTATCATAAAAATACTTAACCCAATAATGCTTACACTTTGCTCCACCTCTCCAATCAAATATAGAATACGTATCGGAACCATTAGGTCCTTGACCGGGATTTTGAGAGTTTAGTGATGTTATTGAACTAAATGGTAACATAGATGAATTACTTCTTTTGGCTAACTCAATACAAAATTGTCTTGAATTACTTCCTATATTTGAAGGACCATACTCATCAGAGATATATCTGTAAAGATTTATCGTTCTTAACTTAATATCTTTTGATAAGTTTTCTATGTTATCACCTACTTTAATAAAGAAGTCAGGATTAAAAACATCTTCGTTCTTAATCCCAAGCTCTTTAAATGAAGTAAATAAGTTTGGATTTTCAGCTAAATAAGAGATAATTAAATCTTCATTATTAGATGAAACAATACTTTTATCCTTTGAAAAGGCATCTATATTAACTCCGAACTTTATATTTAAACACATAATTATTTTCTTGATTTAAATGAGTTTATCTTACTAAGGATTATCTCTTCTTTTCTTAATTTTCTTTCTTCACTATCAGTCTTTTTAGATAAAGTCTCCGAACCTGGTGATTTAGATAATTTTTCTAATTTTTCTTTAATAATAGATAGTTCAGAAACTTCTTCTTCGTTATCTTTATTAACCTTAGCTTCTAAATCAGAAATTTTAGTAAGTATTTCAGCATGTACCGTAAAGATTTCATCAAACATAGGTTTAACTATTTCGATAACTTTTTCTTGTGTTAAGATTTCTTTTTCATCTACAATAGCATCTTCTTCTTCAACAACTACTTCGTCTTCTACTAATTCTTCTTCGTTTTCAACGATTTCTTCTTCTTCCTTTTCAGGTTTGATTTCAGAGATTTTACCTTCAGCATCTAAAATAACTATTGAGTTATCTTCTAAGATGTGTTCTCCTTCTGGAGCAACTTCTGTCATTTCTGGGTCTAAAAAGATTGCTGTATTTACTGCGATTTCTCCATCGTAATAAAGTACCGTTCCATCTTGTTTTTTAATTTCCATAAGATTTGTTTTTATTTTTATTTTTGCTTGTGCCATTTCAATAAGTTCGGCTCCTGCTAATATCTCAACAGAAAAACCTTTAACTTTTTCATTCTTAACAAAGTTGTTCCAAAAGTTACTATCTTCAACTTTTATAGCTCCGAACCAAGTCCCTTCTGGTAAATCATATCCATATTTTTGTGATTTATCAGGACTACCTGTTAGCCAGTTCTCTGTTAAGTACGCTTCTACCTTTGTGTCGGAGTGTTGAAAATTAAACTGGTCTGTTAATTTACTTTTGTTAAATTTGTTACTAATAACTTCAATAGTTTCTGCATCAAACATAATGTTATACTCATAACCATTTTCATCTCTTCTGAAAATAAGTTTGTTTGGTATTAACATAGGTCCATAAAGCATTTGTTTATCTTCATTAGCTGCAAATTCCATTTCTATCTCCTTTGATAGTTTAATCCAATTCTCTTCAATAGCAGGTTCATCAACAAGAGAAACGGCATAAACACCACTTTTCTCATCTTTTTTATTAACTACTACTTTATACAATGGTAATTTCTTCATATCTTAAATTATATTTTTTTATAAAATCGTAGATTAAAATGATGTTCTACCTTTTAATTTACTATCTCCGTTTTGTGCATTCGTAACATCACCTGATACAACATAAGTTTTTATAGGTCTATTGAAAAACTCAGCCATCAAATCTTTTAATTCGCTGTTATTAACAGTTATATTGTTGGTAACTTTATTTGTAGATTTACTATTCATCAGTGGTGCTCCACCAGTCGATTGGTTTATTGTGTCTAACATTGGTAGAAACATTGAAGTTGCTCTTTTGTTAATAACTGCTTCACCACCTTCTAATTCACCGAAATTAGTTTGAATACCTCCACTACTATGTGATGGTCCATTTAATAAACCACCTTTAGCGAACTTTGGTGGTTCTGGTTTGTTAGCAGTAATAGTAGCTAATTGAGTTATACCAATAAGTGCTGCCGCTGCTATTAAAAATGGATTAGGAGCAGCTTTTAAAACAGCTTGTGCCGTATTAACAGCAGCTTCAGCTTGTGAAAATTCCCACTTTCTAATCTCACCTTTATATTGTGCTTCAGCTATAGCCTTTTGTGCTTGTAATTGTTCTTTAGCCTTTTTATCTTCAAACTCTTTTAACTTTAATTCTCTAAACTTATCAGCATTTGTTTGTTCTTTTAAACTATCTAAATAAGCTTCTTTTTCTTCATCAATAGCAGTTAATTTAAGGTCTCTTTGTTGTTCTATTCTACTAATTTGAGCACTAGCGATAGAAGAATATATACTATCAAGTAAATTCAAAGAAGCTACTATCTGATTAGCAACTTGTTCTTCTATAACATCAAAAGGAGTTTCGAATAAATCCTCTAACTTTTTCCTCATTTCAGTAGTTTTAGCTATTATTTCATCAATAGAATTATTATACTCTTTAGCAGTATCGTTAATAGATTTGACTTTTTCAGCCTCATTCTTTTTAATTTGTTGAACAATTTCTTTTTCAACCTTTATTCTAATATCTTTACTTTTATTTGTAGTCTCAATAACAGAATTTAAGTCAGATAACGTTCCTTTTAATCTTGTTCTTTCAATATCACTTGTTGTGTTTGATATCTCTTGTTCTATTCTAATTTTATCACTTGAATAAATTTTTAAAACATCTAATTCAGTTTTAAGAGAACTTTTATTTTCAGCAAGACTTTTATTTAATTGTATTTTTTTAATATTAGCTTCATCTTCTATAATATATAATTTAAGAACTCTTTGTTCATCTAATAGTTTAGTAACGTTTTTTTCATACTCTCTTTGTATAACTAATTTTTCATTAGCTAAAGCAGTTTCATCTTTTATCTCAGCTTCTGCCTTTTTATCAGCTTCACTCTTAAAATACTTTGCAAGGCTTATCTGGTCCTCTATAAGAATAGAAGCAGTTTCTCTTTTAAGTTTTCTTGTATTAACTTCAATC